TACCGCAAGGAAGTCCATGAAAGTGGCCGCACTCCCTTTCGCCAGAGTAAATTTATCTGCGAAGGCGATAAGCAAGGAACCAACCACTATAGCCACCTTTAATAAGGCTCCAAGCGGGTTGGCTATGATCGCCACACTTAAGGCTCGGATGGCCAGGGTCAACGACGCAATCCCCCGTTGGGCTAAGCCCACCCCAATCGCAATCCCTGCAGCTAGCGCCAGTCTAGCCAAGGCGTCTAGGTTATCAGCCAGGAAAACGATTGTTTTGGCCAAAACTGCTGAGGCCCCATTCGCCTTATCTAGCTCACCGACATACCTAACGGTATTGTTTTGTAATCGCTGAAAGGCTTGGCTAATGGTCGGCACCGTCTTGACAAATTTCTCGGCCAATTCCCCTCTTGCGGCCTTGAATGCGTCCAAGACAATTTTCGCAGTGATTTTACCGTCTTCGCCCATCTTTCGCAATTCACCACGAGTAATTCCCATGTGCTTTGCGATCACGTCAGCTACCGCAGGCAATTGCTCTAAAACTGACCGCAGCTCATCCCCGCTCAATCGGTTGCTCGCTAAGCCCTGAGACAACTGGATCATACCGGCGTGGGCCTCTGTAGCCGATGCTCCAGAAAGAATGATGGCCTGGTTCAGGCTTTCTGAGAATTGAAGGGTTTCTCTTTGGGAAACCCCGACATCTTTTAAGGCCAATGCGGTCCGGGCATAAACCTCCGCCGTGCCCTCGAAACTGCTGCGTGTTCGATTGGCAATGGCAAATAGCTCCTTGGTCACAACATTGAGCTCAGCTGTATTCTTGGTGACAATTTTCAACCGGTTTTGAATATTGGTGTATGTGTCGGCGTACTCCTGGACTTTCTTCAAAGCTGCTACCGTGATCAAACTTGCTAGAAGGCCCTTGAGAGCACTCACCGAAGAATGAGCAGTAGTGGCTCCGGTTCCGATCCCTTTAATATTTTTGGTGACCTTCGCGGCACCTTTTTCGGTGACAACAATTTCAATTTTTTCTTTTGCCATTACCGCAGCACCTTCGCCTTTCTTAGGAATGCGTTGCCAGCTTGAATCGCCTTTTCAACAAACCCGGCAGCAGCTTGGTCACTGTGCCCTTTGTTCAATTCATCGATGTATGAAAGGTTATTGACGATAAAAATTGGCTGGCCCGGTAGCCTACCGGATACCGCCGCATGACCTTGGGCAATGGCTCCTCCGGCGTTTCCGGTTTCACCCAATCCCAATTTAGACCCCGGCGCATAGGGCTCAATCTTGCTACTGCTTGGACTTCCGGTTGATACAATCCAATTTGACCGCGCTCGGCCAGTGTCAACCGGGGTGGCCAATACTACCGTTTGGTCCACAACAATCGCCGTTCTCTTGACTACCTTATTGACGTTTGCACCAAATTTTTTGGCCAACAACACGATCCGTCTTGAGAAGTTCTTAAGGCTTGCCACGCTGCATTTTCCCTTTCGTGTCGTTCTTTTGCATTTCCCGTTTGACCCGGTCCCTCTTGTATTTTAAATACTCATTATCGATCATTCGAACCAAATAAAAAAGATCTTCAGCTGTCTCTTGGTCGATCCCTTTATGCACACAATACTCCGCCATCGCAGTCCAAGGTATCGACCCTTCTTCACCATACCCTAAACCACGACAAGAATTCAAGTCCAAAAAGGCTGTGTAAAATAGCTCCAGACCCATTATAAGGTCTGGAGCGTTTGCTATTTTCTCCGGCAGCGGCAAGCCTTCCCGAAGGCATTGTTGTATGATCTTTGTTTCAACGGGTCCTTGCTCTAATGAATAGCGCAGGACCTCGATCAGTTTTTTGCGTCTTCCTCCAATTGATGCGCCCGGTAGCCGGTAGCCTTCCCGGAAATTTCGACTATGTCAGCCCAAAGGTCAGGGAGAAGATCAAAAGCCTTCATGACGTTTTGCACCGTAAAAGGCATCACCCCGCCGTCTGGCGCTTCGATCCCTTGCTGCCAAACCCCGTCAACCTCGACTTCCCAGTTGAGCACCACTGTTTCGGCATACGCTTGTTGCATGATGGATCGTGATTTCTTATCGCTCAGCGTTTCATTTTGAATGGCCCTTCGAAACGGCTTGGTCAATGCCTCCATTCGTTTCGTGAATGCAGTATTGGCCCCGCCAGACCGCGCCAGGGTAATTCGAAACCCTTCAAACTCATAGACCACACCTTTTTGTTCAAGATCTTTGTCGGTAGCGTACAATTTGTACATTGACATGGGTATTCTCCTTTGTTGATATTAAGAGTTGAGGAGGGGTGGTTGGCCCCTCCTCTGTTTAGTGACAGTATATTAAGCTTCAGCTGCGCTCGGCAAGTAGTCGAAGAAGGACATGAGCAAGGTGTGGTCCATGTTTGGATCTACCTTGGCCCCTGTCGCAGCTAGCATGTCCAACGGCAATTTCACCGGCTCATCCTGGGTCACATCCAATAATCCATCGCCCAAAGAGATAAGGGGCAAGTCAACAAAGAATCCCTTATTTTCTTTGGCCACGAAGGCATCCATGGTGACGTCACTGTTGTTCCGTACCGCTTGAACGGCTGAGACGTTCCCAAAATAGGCCGTGATGCTTCCCCCAACCTCAAAGGTTCCCTTGGAAACCTCAAAGGCTCCGAGTACACTCACCGCTTTGTTCGGTTTGACGTTGTTGTTGACCGTGATCTCAAACTCCTGAGCAAAAGCGTACAACGGCTCAGGTGCCTCGTTCGAAGACGATACCAAGGCCACCTTGATCCGGTAAAAGTCCGAAGATGTGTTGAAGGCATCCTCTTCATCTAAGTCCGGTCTGATGCCAGACTTCACGCCGGTAGGCCCGTCAACCAATTCATGGTCCGTAGCCACAAAGCCTAGGTCCACGTTGAGTTTATCGGCCTGGCCGATCTTCAACGACACTGTAGAAGGTACAGCCCCTACAACATACTCTGACTGAATCTCAGAGGGTAAAGCCCCGTCAGGTGCACCCAACTGTCGCTCAAGTTGGTAGGTCCGCCGCACAATGAGGTTGTCAGTCTCATTCTTCAACACCCGGCCAAAAAACAGCTGGATTGTTTCAGTGGTCGAAGCTTCGGTGACCATAGCCGAATCCGACTTGTCCAGAACCAACGCATTGGTCACAATGGACTTTACCCGCTTAATACCGTTGTTCGCAGCATTGGTAAATGCCATGATTGCTGTGTCCCCGCCGATATAAACCGGCTCACCTGGAATCAGGCCCAAGGTCGTGAAGTCCAGTGTGGTTGAAGTCAACGTGGCAAAATCCCCGCTCGCATCCACGTCAATATCCCCCGCTCCGCCTTGTGCCCCGACAACCACCAATTTTGCGCCGGAAGGTGGTGAAGCTTCGTTAACAAGAGTTTCGGCCACCGCAACGGATGTGTTCGCCACAATCGCTGTAACTCGCTTCAACCCGTTGTTTTCCGAATTCGTGAACCCGCTCGCATAGACCAAATCCCCAACTTTAATCCCAGTTGTGCTGGCAACTTCATACGTGTCATCACCGGCTTGTACCGTGACTGAAGTCGGCTCCTCTTCGCCTTTTCTTCGAAGGTCCGCAAAAAAGAATCCCTGGAGAATGTCCTGAAGGTTGGATTGGGTGAGGTCGGTGTTGAACCCGCCGTTGGCATCCAAATCCGTGGCCACGCCCTTCTTCCGTTGCCGTGATTTGTTGATGGGGTTTCGAGACACCGTGGTGATTTTCCCACCAAACTCGCTGTAGCTGTTCGGCTCATAAGGCTTCCAAACCGGCGTAACAGGCAACACCCCAATGGTGTCTTCTTCAGCAATTCTCAGTGAAGTATCATTTGAATCAATCTTCGTTACTTGGGCCATTTCGTGTCCTCCTCGCTAGCAAAAAGTGTTTACTTGGTCTCATCATATTCAAACTCTGCAATTATATTGTTTTTCCACCATGCCCCGCTAGGGCCAACCTCGTTTAATCGGACATCCCGAAACCACACCCCGCCTGGGCTTTTCTTCCCCTCATACGCATCATTGGCTATTTTGGCCAATCGATCCGCTAGCACTCCCCCGGTCCCTAACGGGGTGAAAATCTCGATCATGACCAGCCCTATTCGTTGCCAGCGTACCTTCCCAAGTCCGCCAGATAGGCTGGCTTGTCTCCCTAAATTATGCAGAATTTGAATTCTGGCCCAAGGTAACGGGTTGTTATCCGCATCGTTTCCTTGTGGTACCGTCTTTTTTGCATCCGCGTACAACACTTCAATACCAGCCGATTCAGCCCCGGCGTCCCAAGCCGTCTTGAACATCACTTGCATTTCATCCCTGGCCTCTTCGTAAGTCAAACTCATCGTGCCACCCCAATAAAATATAGCAACCGCATCGTTCCCGGCTTTAAGACTTCCACCCCGGTAATCTTCCACCGCACCGTACCGTCCACCACTTCGTCATATTCCTCCAGGTTCGCCGCCAATGTTGGCCCCGGTGTTACTAATAGGATCTGGGTAGACCGGTCAAAAAATTCCGGCTTCGTGGTGCTGAATCCTAACTGCTCCACCGCTGACGGCTCCACAAAAACCCCGTACACGGCTTGGGTTGCTTCCGGCGAAGTCCGTGGGGTCAAATCCCCTCGCCACGGTTTGTCTGCGTCTGCCGGACTTTCATCAAACTTGACTATAGACACAGCACGGCCAAACCGTTCGATCAGCTGCTTGGCTTTTGTTGCCAATTGGGTATAGTTAAAGGCCACTTACCCTCTCACAATCTTTACCATGCCGTGTGGTTTTAATAATTCCTCAATCCATAGATCCGCTTCAGGATATTCCGGGATGCTCACCGCTGAGACCAAAGAGGAACCTGAGGCCGTCTTATAAGCCTGCCGGGTTTGGCTCGCCTCAATCGGCCCAACCTTCTCTTTCAGGGACGTTAAGCCCACGTTGGAATTGTCCGGCGCAAGGGTCATCGTGGCAAGAGCACGCAGGGCATATTCTGCGCACGCTTTCTGAAGTTGCCGGGGTATCGAATCATCCGGCGAGTTCAGCAGATAATCGTCATTGTCCAGTGCGTCCAGCCTGGGCCACTCCATCGCCTGTTGCTTGGTTTGCTTCCAACCCTTAAACCTTCGGCCAAATCGTTTGTCAATAAAGTCGCTGGCCCGTATGAGCGCAGCCTGTTTTTCTGCTGTCGTAGCTGCTGCCCAATCAGTATTTCCCCGGTCTGCATGGTAGTCATCAGCAAATTCTACAGTGGTGTATGAATTTGAGTTGTCTAGCCCGGTTCCATCTTCGGCCACAAAAGCCATGGTGAAGTCCTTTTCTCAGGAGAAGGTTAGTCACTCCCCTTCTCCATTCTCGGTTAAGGTTTAGGCAATCGTTTCCTTTTCCTCATGATTCATGAACACAATGTTGTTGCCTAAGGCAGGCAGGTACCCGCCAGCCGCAGCGCCAATCAACTTTTCTCCCTGGTCAAAATAATCAGAGGGAAGTTCAACACCCATTGCTGTTTCAGCCAAGGCCACTCCAGCCGCTACCCGTTCGGCTTCTGTAGTAGACACAACCGGGTCAATGGTGTGAAGCATTGCGTGGCATCCGTTGACAACCGTTTTGCCGTGGCCACGAGTTTTCTTGAGAAGATACGTTGAAAGAGCCATACTAAAATCCTCCTACTTGTTAAAGATAATCCAACCCAACGCTTTAGTTTATCGAATCAGGGTCCAACAAATCAAGACAAACTTTGTTGCCCCGAAATATACACCTTGGCATCGAAGGGTTTCAGGCCGGAAACAAACTTAAACCGCAAGGTGGAATATCCCCGGTTGAGCTTGTAGACTCCTGGAGCAGCTTGGTCTTCTAACCACCCCTCGATTTCCACCCATGCCGAGTCTATGAACAAGCCCTCCGGCTTCAGGGAAGGAAGAAAACACCCCGAAACCGGATGCAAGATAATTTGTTCCAATTCCTTCCGCTCCCCTTCTAACATTTATTTGGCCCTGGACAATTCCGGCCAGACCGCATTCAGATCCGCCCTGGTAATCCCAGCTGAGCCATAATATCCTTCCACTGCGTCCATTCGCGGCTTCCCATCCTTGGTCCAGTGGTCCGGGTTTGCGTGGTCTAAGCATTGCATGGCCTTGAGCAGTTTCTCCGGGTTCACCGCGTGCGTTGTGTTATTGAACCCCGCTTCCGCAGTGTCGCTCCCGGCGTCCTCGTGTCCACCCCCGTTGGGAAGATCCCCGGCGCCATTTCCCTCAGTTCCATCTGCTCCGGTCCCTTTGTCTGTGGAAACCTCTTCAGGTCCGGTCCCATCCGGTTGAACTCCGCTGTCCACCGTTGCTGCCTCCCCACTCCCTTCTTCCTGGTAAATTTCACTTGGGCCATATTCCTCCGTGCCTTTCTTCGGTGGCCAGGGCAAGTGTTCCGGCACTGCCTGGTAACACCTAAACAAATATTTTGCCAATGAGTTGACTTCCTCTTCGGCTCCGGCCAAGACAATCCGCCCTTTGGTGAATTGCATGCCTGACAATTTGACTGTTTTTCCTTCGTGATGTCCTCTTAAGGTGAGTGCTAGTTTCTTACCTGCCATAGTAGGCTCCTTTACTAAATTGTGGATTTTCTCTGGTATAAAACGAGAAAGGGAACCCCATTGCTGAGGTTCCCGGATCTCTTCAGACTTAGTTGGTGATACCGTCTGCGCACGCAAGGCCCTTTTCGCTGAACAAGGCCAAGCCGACATACCATTTCACACGCCAAATCCTCTCATCCTTCGTTTCGGATTCACCGACATCAACCACGCTCAGCCCTGCGGCATTTTGCGCCGTCAACCCGGCAATTCCGTGCTGCCGTGAACCGTCATCGAAGGTCCCGCAGAAGATCGTGGTTTGCGCCGATCCGCTACCCTTGACTTGGTCCACAGGAATCCAGTCATTGCGGAAGATAGGCACGCCACTGTAGGCCGGGACTTCGTTGCCGGAAGGCAGCTTGACCACTTCGTTGATGGACGCTCCACCCAAGGCTCGAAGCAATGCCTTGTAGCTTCGAATGGTTCGGGCATGCATGGTCCAGTAGTCTACTGAGCCATCTTTATCCGTGACCAAATCCATGGTTTCATCCATGAAGTCGAAGGATAAAGCCCCACCGTTGGTGCCAGTCGCAGCCTTTTGGCCGCTAGCACAAAGGTTGATCAACCCGTTGAACTCATTCCCGGCACCCGTACCGTTGATGAGCATGTTCTGATACTTCCGGCCAGCACTTTTGGCTTTGGAAGCAATCTGAACAGAGGTTTGATCGTTTCCGCTGTCGCTCCGGGTAGCCTGGATCAACCCGTTGACTTCGGCGTCACCGATGATCGTGGTCAAGCTGGAAGTGATGTAGGTGAACGTCGCAGCCGCTTTGGCTCCGATTATATCCCCCACGCCCTCAACATCCACGTCACCAAGGACGTTTTCCCGGTTGTACCCTAAGGCATTTCCTGCAATGCCGTCAAACGGAAGCATTTCATACATCTTATTCACGGTGATGACGTGTTCGATCACCCCCGAAATAAGCATGTCCTGAGTAAGTTTCGCTGATTCTGCCAGTGTAACTGAAGCCATTGTCAAGCCCTCCTTAATGTTAATGTTAATGTTTACGTTTACTAACCAGATCACCTGGTTTCCAAGTTATCTGGCCACCCGTCACATCACGTTAAGGAAGGCCCGTATGAGAGGTGGGATGGGATCACCCCACCCCCATAGACTCAATTTTCTGTTGTCATTATAGCTGATGAATTATGGAGAGTCAAGAGGATTATCGGCGTGAACCTAATTTGCCCAAGCCTTGAGATATTTTTTCTGTGGCCGAAAGATTGCCCGTATTGGTCTGAGGCATTGGCCGTTGGGCTCCACCCGGTCGGAAACCTCCGCCGCTTGGGGCTTCGCTTTCAAACAATTTCGCATACTTGTCGTTGCCCTTCATTTCCCGGACTAACTCAACAATGCTCATAGGCTGGCCGGATACCCCACTGTAACGAATGTCACCTGAGCCATCGACCACATACACCTTGTACTCGCCATTCTCTTCCACCGTCTTGACGTTTCGCGTGACGAAAGGCATCAGCAATTCCATATCGCCTTTGAGTTCAGCGATGGCAGACTTGGCTGTGTTCTCAACCATAAGCTTGTCCAGCTGGCCTTTTAAGCCTTCAATGCGGGTTTCCCTGGTCTTGATATCGTTCGCATGCCCCTGGGCCAATTCTTGTTTGATTTTCTCGATATTGACCTTGGCATCTTTTCCCCCGGCTACTTGCTGGGTCAATTCATCGATCCGGGACTTGACCGCTTGGGCAATCGTCTCAGGACTATCGCCAAACTCAGAAAGCGAAGAAAGGTCAACGGCTTTCGCCTTATACCCTTTGGCTTCGGCTCGTGCTGCCTTCAAAGACTCGTTCAACCGGGTCACCGCCGATACTGCCGAAGCCACGCCAGGGTCATCCGATCCCAGCTTGAACTTCCCACCCTCGGCTGGCTTGTACAAGCCTCGAAAGTCTTGCGGTACCTTCTCGATTGAGTCCACTTCCACGTTGTCTGTGAATAAAAATTCCATAGTACAATCTCCTTTTGTGCTTCGGTAGATCACCCACCGCCCAAGGGATCACCCCCAGGGGTACACTGCGATTATTGTGCCAACCCGGCAGCACTCACCCGGTTGGGGTTTGGGGAGAATTCCCCGGCTTACCTCGAATGACCGGCCATTTCTCTACACAAATGATAGTTGAGATATTGAAAAATAGCTAGAAGGTCACTGTATTGAAGGCCAGCATTGTGCCAGCTCAAATCAAAATCCTTTTCTCGGTTCTCCTTCTTGTGGAGCACCACGAAGCATGTGTCAAAGTCATCCGGGTCTTCCTCCACCCGCTGTAGGGCTTCCTTCAAGGTCAAGATGACGTTCGGGCTTCCCGGTCTGTTGTTTTCCCTGACTAAGTTCTCCCAATCGTCTGGATAATTTTTCATAAAGTATACCCTTCTATTTGGTCAGAGACTGGTACTTTTGATTGGACATTCACGCAAAAACCCCTAGCACGCTGCATATTATATAGCCCAATATCCTTATTCACTCCGGCCACGCCCTTTGGATCATTGGTTAGGTACTTGGTAAAATCATCAATGCCTTCTCGGCACTTCGTCATGGTTAAATACCCGCTGTGCTTATCTACCAAGGTCACACACTTCCCTCCTATCCCGCAGATCGTCATAAACACCACTAGATACATCATTGTCTCATTCCCCTTTCGGCTTGTTCGGCCTCGGTCGGACAATCAAGACAAGGCAATACCTCATCCAACACTGGCCTTTCACAACGGGCTTTGATCTTCCAAGGTCCTTCGACCATTTGCCGGATCTTCGCCTGCTCCTCCGGCGTCTGTAATGCCTTTTTGGTTTCTCCAATCCAAGAATCGCACTGAGCCTCTGTCTCCAGAGTCCGCTCACTGAGTGCGATACAAGTGGGTCCGGTGTCTCGATCTCCACCCCAGTCATTGATAGGGCTTAGAAAACAAAGCAAAAAGACAGCTGTATACATGTTATCCTCCTCGGTTAAAATTTATCTGGGTCCAACCCAGCATCCACGAAGGCTGTAGGATCTTTCCTCGATAGCTCGGCCAAGTTCAGCTCGTTCCCTCTTCGATCCACAAACCGATCAAGGGTCAATCCGCCGTCCCGAAACAATTTGGCTTTCGTCTTCCCCAAGACTTCCTCCTGAAAATCTGACGGTTGCCGCTTGAGCCATTGCTGATAGGTTGTAGCTGCTGGCACCGTTCCAATATTGACTCGTGCCCAAGCTTTCTTTTCGAATTTGATGAGTGAATTCCTCTCACTTGGGCTCAAGGCTTTCCACTGCTCTGCTCCTATTCTATCCTTTGCGGCCTGTCTAAAGTCAAGCTGGCGTTTATTCCCTCTGACAAATGGCCGTTCGCCCACTACCTCAATGATGCCGTCAATATCGAAGACCCCAACCATGAGGCTTCGACAATTAGGATGGGCAGGTGGCCGTGCATACTCCGGCTTCAACTTCGGCTCCCCAGCCGGTATGGGGTCATCACCTACCGCAACCAAATGGCCATCCCTCGCACGACATATTGCTGAGGTCCTGCCGTCCAGTGTACTAGTCCAACGCAAAAAGGATACTACATCATCATTTGTTTCCCAAACCAATTCCCTGGAGGCATTGCTGACATGGTTGACCGCCGTTCGCACGATGGTCTCTGCGTTGGACCGAGTCAAAGACAACACCCCATCAGTAAACCCTCTGGCCTTCGTCCCGGCTATCCGGCGCATCATCTCATCAACGGTTTCCCCCTGGATAATCCCCAGCTGAAGGGCTTCAATAGTCCGGGCTTGATCGATCTTGCGCAGCGAATCGAACCACTGACTGAGGTTCTTGGCTGAAGCCGTCCCTCCGCTGAAGGGTTTCTTGAACACCCGGTCATTCAGCTTCTCTAAGGCCACTGCGGCAAATTCGATCTGGACTGGTATTGTGGCCTCCATCATCCGCTGTTCAAAGTCAATTTCAAGTTTGGCTAGTTCTCTGAGTGAAGGCTTTAGTTGCTCGGAGAGACTGCCCAAGGCAATCTTGCGTGCGGTCCGAAGGTCTTTGACTAAGGCTTTCCACCGCAACGTAGAAAAGTTGGCAGGCTTCCCTTCAAAGCCCTTCAACTTCCGGCGAAGCTTCTTGCTGAGGTCCTGGTCTGCCTTCTCGATGTTGCGAATGATCCGCTTGACTTCGCCTGCGGTGAACCGGCGAATGCCTATTTGGTGTCGTATCGCTGCGTCAAAATACTCTTGATTAGCGTTTGCCACGTGTCCATACCTTGTTAAAGTATCGAACCAACTCAGGGTTGCGCATCATGACTTCCATAAGCCCGTTGGCCATCTGATTGACCACCCGCTCCTCCGGGTCCTTCGCTGCCAACCCATAAATGTAATATATTGCGTGGTTCAACTCATGCAATACCACGTTGGCCTGCTCTACGTCAGGCAATCCTGTTTGCACTAAGATTTTATGCTGGTCTGGCGCGTATTCGCCTTCAACCCCGTTTTCTCCGGCTAGATCCGGGACAAGGAAAACCTCAATTTTCTGGTAGCCAACTTGTATGTATCTCGGTGGTTTGGTTTGGCTCAGCCTCGTTGAGGTTTTCCCGGCGTCCTGCTCTGGCAACACCTTTTCTCGTGGAAGGGTTGTGGCCTTATTCTTCATTCTCATTTTCGTCTTCCTCTTCTTTGGTCAAGGTTGGGTTGGCCTCTTCGTCTATCACCAATTCCGCCAGCTTGCTCAACTCCTCCTCAATCAACTCTGCGTCTGCCTCCATGTCGAAGTCATCTGAGAGCACTCCCCGGCGCATAAGTTCAGTCAAGTAGGCCCTCCGACTGATGTCACGGTTCTTTCGGCTTTCCCGCAAGGTGGTCAGGTCATCAGAGTTGATCTCATCCGGTCCGAAGTCGGTGCTGATGACGACTGTGCCGGGGTTCTCTATCTTCATCCATTTTGCTGTGTATAACAAGGCCAAATTGAGCGCATCAATAAACCGTACCGTCATGTCTTGAAGTGGGCTCGTGGCCTCGGCTCCATCCATAGCCCTGGCGGTCGCTGTTTCCCCGCTCGGTTTCTTCTTCATAAACTCGCTGCCGTAATCCATCATCTGTTGTTCAAGGTCGATGAGGTCTTTTCGGCCACTCTCAATTGCGTTCCCGGTATGCTCGACATAATAAAATTTACTTTGCGGGTCAGACGAAGCCAACAAGGTAAATGGTCCCACCACCAGCTTCGTGGTTTCTGCCGATCCTCCCGATGAGGCAAGAATCGGAAACCGCGCCACTGTGAGGATACAGCGTTGATCACTTGTTGATTGCCAATGGGCGATGTTTAAGTCAACTAGATCAATCAACGGTGGCTTATCTTCGACTTTGTAACGCACCAACGGGATAAAGTCCAAGTCATATTTGAAGGTTTCTTTTCTCACCCACTCTATCTTACCGTTGGATTGTTTTTCTTCCCGGTAAACCTCCTGCAGCCCAGGGGTAATCACTCGGATCTGCTGCTTGAATACCTCAGCAAAGCCCTCCATTTCCTGGACTTCTTCCTTGATGCGGACATGGACGTAAAATTGTTTGCCGTTTCGGATCTCGGTATGAGCGCAAATGACGTTCTCCGGCTTAATATGAACCCAATATGGTCGCAACCGCTCGGTCCGGTCGTTCTGTAAGGTCCGCTTGACCGGCTTCCCATCATCCGTCTCATCATTGCGTCGTGGGTATTCGATGAGCGCATAGCTATATGCCTTGGCTAGTCCATCACGAAACCAATTGCGTGCGAATACATTAAGGTTATTCCCCATCAAATCCACGTCTTCTAACAAATCCATGACTTCTTGGGGCATATCCTCGCTGTATTGAATGGGATCACTAAAGGGTTTGCCTACCCAGGTGTTGAGCGTTTGTTCGGTGACGTTGTATAGGGTGGCTGTATTGAGTCGCTCATTGTACCTGTTCGGCTCCTCCTCTGCGTGTTGAGGTAGATAGGTTTCTCCTGCGGCTCTCATCGCATCGGTGCCTCCCAAAACGGCTTCGATCTTCTCCCACTTTGGGAGCATTTCGTCATAGTCCCTGGATGTTTGTGATGGGTCGTTCGGGTCAATCTTTTCTTCTTTCATTTAGAATTTCCCTTGGCTAATTTGAGTGTTTTTCTTTCGTACCTCATACCGGGTTTCGTCCCCAGCATGATCTTCCGCCTCGGTATCCACGTCATCAGGGTCCTTGTCCGATCTCGGCAACATCGGCACCGTCCTCAGCCAATGTGTGCACGTATCGAAAATGAACAGCCCCTTATTCTCTCTTATTCCGGCGTAGGAAGGCAAGGCATTCTTCAACAAAGTGCGTATTTGTTCCCACCCTTGCTTGCGTGAGCCCTGTCCTTTGTCTGCTTTGTCCCACAAAACCCCCACCTTTTGCATCTCACCAGCCACTGACTTTTTCGGCTCATGCTCATCGAATATCGAACCGTCAGCCACCGACTCTTTCACCCTTCCGGCTATCCCCCAATCGGCTTCCCGGTCACGTATCCCCTGGGCAATACTCCCCGAAGCCATCTTGACCCCTTCGTTGGGGTTCCCGTTCCATCCATACCAATCAGCTATTCTGTATTTGTCCCCAGCCAAAATCCCGTACAGTCTTCCGTTGTACTCGAAAGGTTCCCCATTGGATGTTGCCCACCAGCCCACCGAGAAAGGCTTACTTGATCCGTGGTCATAAGACCGGCTAATGCGCCACCGCCATGGAATGAGGTGGAGTGGGATAGCAGGAACCCGATGAACCGCATCATTCCAAACATCGTCAAACATACCGCCAGCCACAATATTCCAATCACCATAAATCCATGCCCTTAATTCAGCGTGGTTGCGTGCCGCTGCCCGGATTCGCTGAATATATCCGGGGTCAGCGTGTAGGAGAATTCTGTTTTCAACTAAGTATCCTCGAATGGCCACGCGTGGTGGCTCAAGGTTGCCCTCCCTATCTCGACTGTCTCTGATAACCGGTCCGATGATCTCCCCATCGTTCAAGGGAAGTCGAAACCGGGCTTTGACGCAATTATGACCCACCCCGTATGGGTTGGTTGTGGCCCTCACCCGAAGAGGCATGCCAACTTTGGTGGACCGGTTGCACGAAAACATCTTGAGGTAGCCGGTCAGATCCGGCCAGGTCGTCAACTCCTCCCACCCAATCCAAGGGTAGGCGTGACCGTGATATTTCCAATAGTCTTTCTCCTTCAGGAAGTGACGAAACAACAGCGTTTCACCGCTTTCGAAGTGCCACGAATGGTCTGCCTTGTTATAAGTGGCCCCTTTGAAGATCTTGGGAAACCACCGCTCAGACTTTTCAATCACGTCACCCAACTCTGGAAAGGTCCGCCGAAACAACACCCCGCGCCATTCACGTCCCCAGCCCTTGCCGATCTCCTGAGCGAAGTCCATCAGCAAAGCATCGGTCTTCCCCGGTCCACGAGTCCCTTCATACAAGGCTTCAGGGTAGGGACAAGTCAAAAAGGCTTCTTGGCTTCCCGGTTGCGGTGCCCAAGTCGCTGTTTCCTCACGGCCATACGAATCAGAGACCACGCAGACCAATTCCCGGTCTTTGTTGACCCTCCACTGCGTCTGTTCCGCTGCGATGCTCACCTTGCTTGTAATCTCCGTGGGAAAGGTAGTTTGATTGGAGGCATTGGGCTATTCCGGCAATGCTCCTTCCGATAGACTTCTATGATTGTGTCCCAGGCCAGCC